TGCTCTATCCAGTTGAGCTACGGGCAGAAAAAACGAAGGCCCGGCGGGTAGCGCGGGCCTTCATTGTGAACGAAGTGGTCAGCGGCGGGATTCGAACCGCACCTCCAACCTATTGACACATAAGGCCTTGCATCGACGGTACCAAGCCTCATGGCAACAAGAATGGCAACAATTTCCGCTACTGGGCTGACGTTGGTGCCGATTTGCCAACCGAGGCGCATCGCGAGCACGAATGATACGGCGTTTGGAGCGGCTCAGCTTGAGTCGAGATTGAGTTCGCCAGCGGTTTGCCCAGTCTCTGTCCGGTGGCCACCCATCTGCGGCAGTTTGCGCACGCTGCTGATGGATTACGTTGAAAGGCACTTGTGGCCGTACCCGAAGCCCTCGTTTTGCCGAGAGCGTCTTTGTTTGACATTCCCGACTCCAGCATGGCCAACTGCCCCAATCCCCGACAGGAGCACGCGATGTCCACGGCCGCCATCCCGCTGACCCCAAAGCAGCAAGCCTTCGTTGCCGAGTACATCGTGGACAAGAATGCGACGCAGGCGGCGATTCGGGCTGGGTACAGTGCGAAAACTGCTCAGGAGCAGTCATCGCGCCTGTTATCAAATGTCATGGTTCAAGCGGCGATTGATGGGCTTCTGGCCAAGGCCGTCGAGCGCAGCGAACGCTCCCTCGACCGCTGGCTCAAGCGCCTGTGGGAGGAAGCCGATGACTTCTCCGAGCTGGCCAGCCACTCTGCGCGCGTGAGCGCGTTGAAGGAAATCGGCAAAGCCTGCGGCCACTACGCCGAAGACAACAGGCAGAAGGCACCGGTGGTCGGCATCGTGCGTCTGGTCCCCTTGACAGCCGAAGCCAGTTCATTCCTGCAACCCGATGCCGACGACCATGAGGGTTGACATCGCCCTGCCGCCGAAGCTGATCGACGTGTTCACTGGCGACGCCGACGTGCGCGGCGCCTGGGGTGGCCGCGGCAGCGGCAAGACCATGAGCTTCGCCAAGATGACTGCCGTACGCGCCTACATGTGGGACCAGGCCGGCCGCGAGGGCGTCATCGTCTGTGGCCGCGAGTACCTCAACAGCATCGACGACTCCTCGCTGGCCGAGGTCAAGGCAGCCATCGAGTCCGAGCCCTGGCTGCGCGATCACTTCGAGATCGGCGAGAAGTACATCCGCACCAGGAGCCGGCGCATCGCCTACAAGTTCTCCGGCCTCGACGAGCGCACCATCATGTCGCTCAAATCCAAGGCCAAGATACTGCTGCTGTGGGCCGACGAGGCCGAGCCCATCACCGACAAGTCCTGGGACATCGTGATCCCGACGCTGCGCCAGGAGGACTCCGAACTGTGGGTCACCTGGAACCCGGCGCGCAAGGGCAGCGCCACCGACAGGCGTTTCCGCCAGACCCAGCACCCGCGAATGAAGGTGGTCGAACTCAACTGGCGAGACAACCCGCGTTTCCCGGCCATCCTGGAACGGCTGCGCCAGCGCTGGGCAACCCACGACCCCGACAGCTACGAGCATGTCTGGGAAGGCGCCTACGCCACGGCCATCAAGGGCGCCTACTTCGTCAAGCACCTGGCCACCACCCGCCGCGAGGGGCGCATCGGCCGGGTCAGCTTCGATCCCAACCTGAAGCGGCGCCTGTTCGTGGACATCGGCGGCACCGGCAGGAATGCCGACGCCTTCGCCATGTGGGGTGGGCAGTTCGTCGGCCGTGAGGTGAGGCTGATCCACTACTACGAGCAGGTGGGTCAGGAGGTCGCCCATCACCTGGGCTGGATGCGCGAGAACGGCTACGAACCGGCAAACACCGTCATCTTCCTTCCGCACGATGGCGCCACCCATGACAAGGTGTTCAACGTCAGCTACCAGTCGGCCTTTGAGGCCGCGGGCTACCGGGTCGAGGTGATTCCCAACCAGGGGCGTGGCGCAGCGATCAGCCGGATCAATGCTGCCCGGCGCATGTTCCCGGCCGTCTGGTTCAACGAGGACGACACCAGGGCCGGCCTGGAAGCCCTGGGCTGGTATCACGAGAAGTGGGACGACGAGCGAGACATCGGCCTGGGGCCGGCACATGACTGGGCCAGCCATGCGGCCGATGCCTATGGGCTGATGGCGATCGTGGCGGAGGATGCGATGCAGGCGGGCCGGGGAATCAGGCGTGATGCAGGTTCCGGGTGGCGCCGGCGCAGGGCCACCAGTCCGATGGCGGTGTGAGCCACGCGACCGACAGCGAGCGTGGGTCAACCCGCCTTCATCCACTCACCGCTCGCCTGCTTGCGGTAAACTGGAGCGGCTGATGGAGTCACGGTGCAAGGCAATTGTGGCCGGAGCCGCCGCAGCCGAAGCCCTCGTCTTTACGGGGGCTTCATTGTTTCTGGCGACGGCCTAAAATCCCTCGCGTTCCCGGCTTGTTCTGAAGCGCCGTATCGGGCAATTGGCGCCCGACCGATAGCGTGAAGATGGCCGGGAATTTCTTTTTGTCGGCGTACTTCAGCAACCCATCGCGCATCCAGCGCACTGCCGGGAATGCCCCGTCCTTGTGCTTGCGACAAACGCATGCCGTTCGGCATCACGCCGTCCAGCACCATGGCCAGGTTCTTGAGCGACAGGAATAGCGGCATGACGTTGGGACCATCGCCCTTGCCGTACTGCGCGCTTTCCGCGAACGCGCTGGCCTGCTCAGGCGACGGCGTGAGACCCTGGTCCCAATCCTCGGGGTACAGCCCCCGCGGTGCGGCGAAGTTCAGCACGGCGTCGGGATGCTGCATGGCCAAGGCCAGCGCTCCCTGCCGGGCCTGCTCCGACATGAACACGATGCCGATGCTGCGCTTCGATTCAGGCATGCTCAGATTCAATGAAGGTAGCCGGAAGATCGCAACGATTCAACACGATCCGCCCCGGCGCCCAGCTCATTCTCAGCCATGCACCGCGCAAGGCCGTTGCCGGCAGCGCCAATAGATCAGCCAGCATCACGCTGAAAGGCACGGCCCAGTTCCCCCGTGCACCGACCCCGTACACCTGACCATCGACTTCCAACCGCAGCAACCCCTGATCGAACCTCAAGGCCACCGGGGTTGCCACGCCGCCATCCTGCAGCAAGTCCGCTTCGGCACGCTGCCGAATCCACTGGACCACCTGCCGCAGCACCGCTCCATCCACCTGCAAGGACGGCGCCCCGACCTTGAGCTGCTCCAGCGAGCGCCGACTCGCCTCGAAGATCATGCCGGGATACAGCACTCTCGGCGTCTTCGCCGTTGGCCCTGCCAGCGACCGCCACATCTGCAGCACCGCGAACACCGTCCTGCCCCTGGCCTGCATGGGTGGCAGCATGCGCTCATCGCACAGGATGGTTTCCCGTTCCAGGTTCATCCCGCTGCCCACCAGGCGCCAGTGGACGCCCCAGTCCAGTATGGCATTCAGACTCAACCGCTGACCATCCAGCACGATGTCGCCGGCCCAGGCCGAACCATCGCCTTGCGGACGCATCCCCAGTTCCTGCAACACCTGCACCGTCGAGGTGTCTGCCAGTGCCCATGCCACCAGGTTCTGGGCCTGCTCACGCTGATCCTGGGTGTTCGTCATGGCTGCACCCAGTACAGCTTGTCATCGGCAAGCTCGTCCTCGCCATCCCAGCGGTAGGCCACCAGCGGTCCGTCCTTGGCAGCCGACCAGTCCAGACAGGCCAACTTGGGGCTCTCCACCTTCGGCACCCCCTGGAACCAGTGGTGCCCGATCAGGATGGGTGAACCCTCGATGGGTTTCAGCACCAGCCCTGCCGGCCAATCCATGCCGTCGAGCAGTTCCTCCTGACCCCGCGGCACCAGTGCCACCTCGCGGAAGTCACTGGCACCGTACCGCCAGTCGGCGATCCTCACATCCTTGTGTTCGTGGCCGGACTTGTCGCGGATAGAGCGTCCAGCAGGCAATTGCAGTTCCAGACCGCAGGTCAGCCGCTTGCGGGCAGCACCGACCGGCCCCTTCTCGTCATAGGCCCGATCCAGCAGGGCATCGTCCAGGACCATGCCATCGATCCAGCCAGCAGCCTGGAGTGAATCCACCGAAGCCTGGTCCCAACCCCCGTGCACCACCCGGATGCCGTCCAGGTCCAGGAACACCGGCAAGGAGCGGAACCAGTCCACCCATGCGCGGTGATTGGCCGAGCCTTCCCCTGCCTGCGCCAGGAACTCGACGTGCTGCTCCCGGTTCTTCCGGGCCTTGGGCGAATCCACCCGGTTCGGCCGGTAGGCTTCCCCAGGATGGGCAGGGTTCTCCGTGATGTAGCCGATGGCGTTGAACTCGTGGTTGCCCATGATGCAGCGGGCAGCGTCGGCATCGACCATCGAGCGCGCGATCTCCAGAACGCGCATCTGATCCGGGCCGCGGTCGATCAGGTCACCCAGGAACAACGCCTGCCGGCCCATCGGTGCCCGGAAGCCGGCCCCGGAGGGAACATATCCCATCGACATCAGCAGCGCTTCGAGCTTGCCTGCCTGGCCGTGGATGTCGCCGATCACGTCATAAGCCAACTTCGACATAGGACCTCCTTCACATTTTTTTAGATCATTCGTTAAACTAAGTATATCCAAGTTAGATCATCGATGAAACTATGTCGTCCTCCATGTCCCCTTCACGCAACACCGTGGCAGAAGACGCTCTCCCGCCAAGCCCGATCTACCCGATGCCGCTGGTCCGGCTGGACCTGGTGGTGTTCCGGGTCGAGGGCGCTCAGTTGCAGGTGCTGCTGGCCAAGCGGGAGCAGGCGCCGTTCAAGGGCAGGCTGGGCCTGCCGGGCGGGGTGCTCCGCATCGATCTGGATGGCTCACTGGAAGCCGGGGCGCAGCGGGTGGCCAGGGAGCGCCTGGGTACGGGCTTGCCGCAGGTGCGACAGGTGTTGGCGGTCGGCGGGGCCAAGCGCGATCCGAGGGCGCCTTGGGCGATGACGGTCGTGTACCGGGCCGTGCTGAGTCAGGAGTTGCCGGTGCAGCCCGGCAAGCGGGTGCAGGAGCTGGTGTGGGTGGATGCCCATGAAGCCAGTCAAAACAAGAAGCTGGCGTTCGATCACGACATGCTGATCGATCAGGCCATCGCGGGGCTAAGGGGTGAGGTGCAGGCGCTGCAGTTCGATCCGGGGTTCATGCCGGAGGAGTTCACGATTCCGGAGCTTCAGGCCAGGTGCGAGGTGGTGCTCGGCACTCCGCTGAACAAGGTGACGTTCAGGCGGAGAGTCGAGGAAGCGGGCATCCTGCAGGAGGTGCCGGGCAAGATGGTGGGGGGAGCGCATCGGCCAGCAAAGGTGTATCGGCTGGAGTAGTCCTGTGTGGATTGCGCCGTGCGACAGCCTTGGCGCCCGCAATGTGCGCCGATGCCTCAATTAACGAAATGTCCCCTGCGGCTCAATGGGTGGACTCGACTGTTCAATCTGATGGGATTGACCCGACTTCCATCCGCTCCGCGGGGGACGTTGGGATCGTAAGCGAAGTGTCTCCCGCAGCGGGGAGTGGGTTGCCGAGATAGGCGCCGATGATGGCGCCCCTAAAGCAGACCCTCGCGCGGCCCCGCGAGAAACCTCCGGGCTGCTCTACGGGAGACAGTTCCAGTCTAGCGCAGCATGCGAAGCTGCTGGCCCACCGGCGGGACAGGAGCGTTCCGCAGGCAAGTTACGGGAACAGCGTGCGCGGGGTCGGCGGCTCATCCCGCGCGACTGCATTGCTTGCTCCCTCATGGCCTGGCAGATCGATGGCCAGGAAAAAGCCCCTGCGGATCACCATCAACCTGGCCGGAAACCAAATCCGGGGGAAGACGCCGAGGGGCTTCGTCAATGAGGTTGGTTCAGTGGTGCAGGAACGTCAATCGATCCTGTGCCACCGGGCACAACACCATGCACGTTGCATAATGCCAATGAGAAAGGCCGGGATTCCTATGGGTCGCCTGGTACGTTCTCACGTCCTCTAGGACAGACCCCTATCGCCGGCCTGGGGGCATTTTACGGGATACAACCTTGGTTGAACATCCAAGTTCAGCAAGGAGAGAACGAGGAACTCCAGCAGCCCGCCTTCAAGACCGGTGCAGATGCAGCCGAAGCTGGGGTGCGTGCCGGAGCGGGTGCTGGAGCCATGCAGAGTGTGCCGCGAAACACCTCACATCGTCAATGCCACTGTGGTCCTTGTGAACCGCGCGTTGCTGGGGTTCGACCATAAGACGCGGGAGACAACGTGTTGACCATCGATGTGAAGAAGAAACCCCGGCAGCATCTCCGAGGGATACCCCCATTGCTGGGGAACGCGCCACATCGGCCAATACCGGGGTTTCGGAACTCTTATACACCGAGAGAGCTTGGCGGTGTCGGTCAGTTGACAGCACTGAAGCTCTGGAATCAGAAAACCCGCCCTCGGTGCTTGCGCGCGTGAGCCCGGACGGAACCGGAATTCACCCCCAGGCGGGTTGAATTTCCAATGTATGGAAGTTGCCTGCGTCCGTCAAGAACGGAGTTCCCAAGAACCGTGGGCGCCAGCCGCACTTGCAGATAGCTCGGGTCGCAAGCGCAACGCGGCAGCGATCCCCGTGCAGGGCGCAGTCGGCGACGCTGGTTGGCGCAGGGGTGCCCCGGTACGTCGGATTTCAAGGCTGTCGTGGAAAGCCTCTTGCCGACCTACGCCCACAGCGATACCGAGGCGCATCAAGTCTAATCGGGTCACGCGAGTGCGTTCGGAAGACCCATGAGCGATCCGATCGCTATGCGCCATCCAGAATCGACAGCCGAAAAGAAGTTGACCCCAGGGCCTGTGCGTCTCCTGGTGCCGATGAAAGCCCTCTAGGTGGGACGCTCCTAACTGGGGTCCACCCGTTTATACACGGGGTTCTCCATCGGTTCCACCGGTGTTACGACGTGCCATCCTTGCACGACGCAGTAGGAAACGCCCGCGATTCCTATGGACAGCCTGACCGTCGAGACGGTTCAAGTGATGCCCCTATCGCGGGCGCTCGGCGATTCTCGCGTTTTTGGTGACAGTGCGTCAACGAAGCAAAGATGTATCCAACCCACATTCGGCGGACTTGTGCCCACAGGGTGGGAGTGACGGATGTGACGCCATTTCCAATTACACCGTTTTCCATGCACACGCACGCGCGCGCACGCGATACGTAGTTATCCGGAAAACCCGTCACATCCGTCACCAACCCCGGCTAGCGGCTGCGTAGTCGGCGCCCGACTGGTTCAGCATCAGCCCGACAAACACCTTTCCCGTCTTGGTGTGCTTCTTATGGAACATGCGTTCAAGGCGCTGCGAAAAGTTGCGCATGGCGGGTGCGTGTTCGCCATTACGATCCTTCCATTGCTTGAATGACTCGTAAAGCTTCGAGCTGCCGGCTTCCCCTTTCGGGTCGCGCACGCAACATTCGACAATCCACTGCTCTAGGTCGTTCTGTTCGGCCATGTAAGCGCGTGACGCCTCGATCACGGCGGCAGGTATCGCCAGGCCGCTGGCGGCCCACTTGCGCGCGCCATCGATAGCCCAAGCCAGGATGCCGGGATACTCGGCGCGCAGCTTGTCGGGTAGGTTGCTGTCGCGCCTGGCGCCCTCGAATCTCTGAGCGAACGGCACCAGCACCAGGCGGCGCACCATCGCAAAGTCATCACCTTTCAGTCGGGGCTTGAAGTTGCCTGCGATGATGTGTTTGTGCGTGACAGGGAAGGTGAAGAAATCCTGGCGCATGTAGCGCGCGGTCAGGGTTTCATCGCCCGTCAGGGACTTGATGCGACTCTCTGCCCAATGGGCTGATTCCTCGATCTCTGAACTGATCGCCAGGCGCTTGCCGTGCAGACTGGCGAACATGGTCGGGTGCCCTTCATGCTTTGAAGTCATCAAGGCTTCGGCTGGCAGGTTGTGGCTGTAGGTGCCTCCGATGGCGCGCAGCACATCAAGGAACACGCTCTTGCCGTTCGATCCAGTGCCGTGGAGGAAAAACAGCTTCTGCTCCTTGATGCTGCCGGTTAATACATAGCCGGCCATCCGTTGAATGAACTCGACCATCTCCAGATCACCGCCAAAAATCTCGGACACGAACCTGTCCCATGCAGGCGTCGACATCCGCTGCGGCCAGATCCTCGTGGCCTGCGTGAACAGCAGTCCGTCGCGCGGGACTGCCTGGCCTGTTTCCAGGTCGATCACCGCATCGGGCGTGTTCAGCAGCATCGGATGCTTGTCCCATTCGGCCACTGGCGTGACGATGCCGTCAGCACTGCGCGCCAGGGATAGCAGGGCGTGTGACGTGCTGGCGGCACATATCTTCGCGGCAACCTTCGCGTTGTCCAACCCGCTGGCGGCTGACTTGCAGACTTGCTTCGCGGCGGCGAATCGGCGCAGGTGGTCATCGCGTTCCCAGCAGTGGCCGATGTTGAACATCCAATCCATGCCCGGCGACCAGCGCAGAACCCCCGCAGTTTCGGCGGCGAATGCTTCGGCCAGCGCCTGTTCGCTGCCGAATGGCAGTTCATCATCGGCGGCAGTGCCTGGCGGGTAGGCGCAGACGCTGTTCACGATCTGCACCACCTCGCTGTCTTCCATCGGCGGGTGGCAGCGGGTCGCATTGATGCGGCGCCCCTCGCCAGCAGGGCAGTGTCCGCGCCGATTCAAATTTGACCCCCCGTGCCGATTCAAATCTGACCCGGGAT